CCTTTTCGAAAATCGAATGATGGCATTCACAAATAAGTCGGTGGACAAGTTAAATTCAATTATTCGCCGAAAACTTCTTGAAACAGAAAAACCATTTATTAAAGACGAAGTCATTGTTCTACAAGAGCCGCTTACTAAGACATATAAGCTAGATGGTAAAAATATGACCGAAATGCTTTTCAATAATGGGCAATTCGTTCGTATTCGAGATGCCGTAGAAACGTCTACATTCGTTAAAGCACGTGGTGTTTCAGGCGAATATATGATACGATACTGGAATCTTACAGTAGAAACATATGGGGATGATGAAGAATACATCCGCGAAGATATAAAGGTTATTTCTTCTGAAGAAGAGCTTTATAAATTCAATTTGTTTTTGGCTAAGACCGCAGAAACATACAAATTCTGGAATAAAGGTGGTAAAGCTCCATGGAGTGAATTCTGGGATGCTAAACGCATGTTCACTAAGGTGAAGGCACTACCAGTATCAACATTCCATAAGGCCCAGGGTATGTCTGTTGACACGGCCTTTGTTTATACACCGTGTATCCATTATGCTGATTCAGAATTAGCTAAACAGTTATTGTATGTCGGCACAACTCGTGGTCGTTTTGACGTCCATTTTATTTGAGAGAAAATTATGAGCACTGATGTTATTATAGATTTTGAAACATTCGGCAATACATCAAAAGCGGCTGTTATTGACCTTGCGGTTATTGCATATAATTCCGACCCTGAAGTTGTTGAATCATTTGAAGAACTTGTTCAACGAGGTAAGCGAATTAAATTTAATTTAGCTTCTCAGAAAGGGAAGCGAGTTTTCGCTAAATCCACTATGAAATGGTGGAAAGAACAGTCAGCAGAAGCGCGTAAAAACCTGGCTCCGTCTGAAGACGATGTCACTACGCTTGAAGGCATTAAAATCTTTTTAGACTATTGCCGAGCTAATAAAGTTGACCAATGGAAATCACAGATGTGGTGCCGTGGTATGAGCTTTGACTTCCCGATCTTGGTCGATTTGATTCGTGACCTCTATCGTGATGAAGGTGTTCTTGAACCAGATATTGATACTGATAAATTAGAACCGGTTAAATTCTGGGCTCAACGCGATATTCGTACGGCAATCGAAGCTTACTCGTTGACACGAGGATTAAGTATGTGTCCATTACCGATGGGTACGCTAAAAGGATTCGTTGCCCATGATAGTATTCATGATTGTGCTAAAGATATTTTGATGTTAAAATATGCTCAGCGTTATGCGCTTGGCCTTGAAGATGTCCCTGAGAATCCTGATCCGTTAAGTGTAAAACAGCGATAAAACAGTTTACAACCAAGGATGGTTGGAGTATAATCTTTCTATCTTAACCAAACGGGAAACCATTATGAATATCAATACTACGGCTACTTACATCCTGAAAGACGAAAAACAAATCAACTGGTATGGTGCTTCAGTGCGAGCTTATGAAAAGTTTTGTGAAATTTTAGGCGCCACTCAAGGTAATAGTTTCACTATTGTTAACTTCATCAAACAAGCTGAAGGCCCTTGGTTATTCTTAGAAATTAAAAATTCATACGGTACCATTTCTACTACCGCCCTTCCAAGCACTGACTTTGAACTGTTGATTGAAGAAGCACCTGTTAAAGATGGTCTCCACTTTGATATGGACATCGCTTGTATGTACGGTACTCTGATTAAGCCTATTGAGCCTACTGATTTGTTGTGTAAAGCCGTTTCAATTCGACGTCCGTTCGCAGGTCCAGTGAGTGGATGGGTAACTGACCAATGGGTTGAAGATGGTGTTGAACTTATTAACGTTGTTCATGCTGGTGATTTTAGTGTTGTTCCACGTAGTGCAGTAGTTAATATTCTTAATTAATGTTTTACATCCAAGGATGGATGGAGTATAATGAATTCAACTTAAACAAAGAGAGAAAAAATATGATTAATATTGGTGAAATTAAACGTGTATCAACAGTGTCTCGTTCTAAAGCTGCAGGAAAGCTGGTTGAAGTAGTAGGACTTCGTACTAATGGCATGGGTCGTATTAAAGAAGTTAAAGTTCGAATCATCCCCAGTTTTGGCGGACAAGATGCCCAGTATGCTTACGTAAGTCCTAAATTCCTGGAAAAACATATACGAGTCCAATTTGCTTCAAGCGAAGAAGTTGCACCTGCACACTTTGCTTCAAACGATATCGTTGAGCCTACTACACAGTTCAAATGGGCCCTTTGCAAAGGCGTTGAATTTATAACCGATAAAGAATTTGATTACATCGACGAATACGGTTATCCAAGCAAAACTGATACTATGTGTGGCTTCATTAGTGACCAATGGGTTGAAGATGGTGAAAAGTTATACAATATCGTATTCTTAGGTGACTTCCGAGTTGTTAAAGAATCTGAAATCACTCGCTATGTGTCTCCTCGTAAAGCTTAAGGAATTATTATGAATATTGTAAATCTTTCTACAGGTGATTACGTATATGTATCTGTTGCTTCTCGCTCTAAAGTTGCCGGGAAGTTGGTTGAAGTTCTTTCTGTGAGTGATCCGGTTTTTGGACGTAACGAAGTTAAAGTTCGTGACGCCGATGGTAATATTGGTTACGTTAAAAGCCAATTCATTGAACCAGAAGAAAAGGCGTTCAAATGGGGACTATGCAGATCAGTTTCTGTTGAAAAAGACCACGAATTCACTATTGCTGCGGCAACTGATGGAACGCCATGGAAAACTAAGCAAATCGCCGGATTTATTAGCGACCGTTGGGTAGAAGATGGTGTTAAGCTTTATAACATCGTTTTCGCTGGTCAGTTCATGGTAGTTCCTGAATTCCAAATTAAAAAATATAGCCCAGCTGCTTTCGCATAAAGTTGTTTACTTCTCCTCTGGTTTTGATATTATAACCATATCAACCAGAGGAGAATAATATGTTAGTTTACCGCGTAGAACGTAGTTTTTGTACTCAACGTGAATCATTACCAGGAATTGCTATCGAAGACGGTAAAGCCGTCAGAATTTGGGAAACCTCTTGGAATAAAGAACCTCGTTCGCCATACGGTTGGTCGGGCACCGACAACTCTGAAGAAACATGGGAGTTCCTTGATAAGCATGGAATACTCTCAGGTAACTTCTACCATCACGGCGACAACTATAATGTTCCTAATCGTCCTACAGTAAATGAAGACAAACTCCTTGAACAAAATATCTTAAGATACTATAGAATTGAGCACACATTTGAATTGAGCGAAGATTGGGCTCAAGGGTTCTATTTTGGATTTGAAAGTGTTGACGCGGTTTATGCATGGTTTGATGACCAAGTGGATGTTGAACTCTTGAAAGCTAAAGGATACTACATCGCGGTCTATGAAGCACCTGATTTCATCCTCGGAAGTTGTCAATTAATGTTTAGACGTTCAATGGCAGAACAAGTTGATTTTATTTTGCTAAAATGATGTACAACAACTATGGTCTATGATACTATAGACCTATCAAAACAAGAGGAGAATATTATGAAACGTCAAATCATTAAAAACGTAACTACAGATTCAAACATCGATGAGTTTGAAGATGTTCTGTTTAATCCTGATTTAGTTGTTGTACAGAAAAACTGGACCGAATTTTTATGCTACACTGAAGTGGTTTATGTTTACGAAAAACTCGGTGATGAAATGCCTATCTACGGTATCTTCCGTGAAATCACTGAAAATGGTACAACTTATTGGAAGGAAACTTACTAATGGCTAATAAATTCCGCGTTAACTCATGGTACCAATTTAAAGATAAACGTGCCCAAGAAGAGTTTATTAAAGACCACACTGATAATGGGATTTATGCACGTCGTCTTGGCATGGAACCATTTAAAGTATTAGATGTTGACCATCTTGGACGACCTACTAAAATTGTGACATCTACTGGCATGGTTGGATACGCAACAGGTGGTGATATTCTTGATGAAAACTTTATCTGGCTCTCTACGAATGAAGCAGAGTTCTTTGACGAAGTTGGAAATCCGTATCAAGAGTCTGAAGAGCAAGATTCTAGTGAACTTGACGAATTGTCTGAATTTCCGGTGATGACGATTACTATCGAAAATAACGACCAGGCATGGTCTTTGTATCAAATGTTGAAAGCTCACTTTAAGGAATAATAATGCCGTTATACGACTATAAATGTCAATCTGAAGATTGTGGTCATGAATATGAAAAAATTAAAAGGATTTCTGAACGAGAAAACGATGTTTGCCCTGAATGTCATCGTCTGTCTACTCGTCGGGTTTCTGCTCCTAAACATGTGAACGGTGGTTTTTACGACTTACTTAAGAAGGGATAATTATGGCTTTTAAAGGTTTTGAAATTGGCAAGAAATACCGTATTATCAAAGGTCAAGAAGATAATTTCTTAAGAATTCTTAATACGACTGGTAAACGTCTTAATACTAATCTGCATACTACTTTATTGTCCAAAGATTTTATTGTGGAAGAGATGATTGGTTACGGCGTTTCGGTTATTGCTGTAGAAGCCGTAGGCGATTATGGCCGAACTATTCATAGTATGCAAGGTGATATTCTGCTTTATGGTGCAGAATTTAAATTC